CGGGAGGACGCAGCTTTTCCAGCGCGTCTTCTGCCTTCTGTTCGATTCGATCTAGAACCGCCACCTAGAACCCTTCGTGGTAGGATATGGACATAATGGGACAGTCGATATATTGGAAACCAGTTATCGAAACTGCCGATGTGCTTTCAGATGAGTTGAAGATGATTCTTCGCGATCACTTCGGCGGGATGGACGCTTTTCCCCTCAAGCTCGATTGGAAGGCCAAGGCGTATCTACAAGGACTTGCCGACGGTCGTGTCAAAGACGCCGGGGTAGTCATAAAAGCTATTGACAAGCACGGCGAAATCGAGCTAGAACTTCGCTAGTCCTGTATCCCTGCCTCTCGCCTCAGCCGCAGAGCCTCGTAGCCCTCGTCGTCGTCCAGGGCAATTGGGGCCAGCGGCTTAGCCCTCTCGGCCAGCTCACGACCGTCTGCGGCCTGAGCTACCTCAGGGCTTTGGATGCGCTGGAGAAGTTCCTTGCGCTCCACAGACCACTGGTTGCGATCATAAGCATGTAGGCCTAGCTCGACCAACAAGACGAGGAATAGAAAGCCTAGGGCAAGCTCCATCAGGGAACTCTCATCGGATAACAATGGGAGAGGGGGAAATGCTGAACTCCGCCTTCCACCGGTTTTTCTTTTTCTTTTTCAGCGGCGGGGATGAAGAAAATGAGCGAAGCTCGTTGAGCAAGAGTCACTGCTAGCGCCGTTGTAAGCCCAACTTCTGCTTCCGTAGTCAGCCCCGTTGCAACACCGAGGGAGCCGCCCAAACCCGCTGCCGTCGTATTGTCGATTTGCTCGGTGATCGCGGTGAGACTCGCGTTGGAGTAGCCGGAGAACTCACCAGTCCCGGTAGCATCGGGGGCTGAACCCACTGTCGCAATAACCGCCAAGGATTCCAATGGAGCAGCTCCGCCAGTTCCTTCGATTTCAATGGTTTTGGTCGGAACGGTCTGAGTGTTAGCCATGCCAGGGTTCATCGGAAGTGTGTAGGTTTTAGCCTTGATCCCAAGAATTCGAACAAGCTGATGATCCCCCGAATCGTTCGTCAAATGCGGGTCAGCCCCCGTGGCCACCCTAGAGAGAATGGTCAGGCAAGGCGCAGAAAGCCCTTCGGCCACTTCAAAAAGTTCCCATCCGGTCGCCGCCAATGCTGCACTGCCTGCCACCGTTTGGCCGAACATCAACAGAAGGTCTCCTTCTGCGGTCCCCACCGGGAGGCCGGGTTCGACGGGGCCAGTCCCCGCCGCCACAGTCCCGGTACCCCTAGGTTCAGGGATAATCATTTAAGTTTCCGAGAAGGTATATTTGGTTGCTGCCGCAGTGGCGATGATCGTTACTTCCCCGGTGTAGTCGCGCATTACGTAGCCACCGCCTTTCGGATAGAGCACAATGCCCTTGCCTGCTTCAGCTTTAGCCGACTTGGAGACGTAAATCCGGGCTGATTCAGAGTCGTTGAAGACCTCCAGCGTAATTCGATCCCGATTGGCTTTGACCAGCGTTTTTGAGGCTTCCCCAATTTCACCGCCGCCATTGGGTTCCTTGGCGGTGTCCGAATAGCCGCTCTGTTCAAAGAAAGTCATCGGGGCTTCTTGGCCCGTTTCGTAGACACCCCTGAGGCGCGCTCTACGGGCTTCTGCGGGGTTTCGATCTCGTGAGCATAGGTAAGGCTCAAAACGGCCCCATCAGGGCTGTAGAGGGCGAGAGAGGGCTTTCCTTCGCAATCGTGAACCTTCTCGGGTGTCACGGTCGTGGAGTCGTGTCCGTCCGTAACGATCACCGAGCCAGTCCCGACAGAGATCGAATGAAGCCCTGCGTCAAACGTCCTCGTGTCCTGCGCGTTCATGGTCAAGTTCTCAGGCATCGTTTCCTCCTGGGAGAAATCTTGTTTTGTATTCGCCGGGGCCACTTGCAGTCGCAGATTCGATCTGCGCCGCAGCTTCAAGGCTTTCCCCGAACTTCTCCTCAAAGTCCTTCGTCAACTGGACTTCATCCAGGACTTCATCCAGTTTGTGGCTGAGGTCGGCCATCTGTCGCCTGACTTCGGCAACCTCGGCACCCGAGACCATCTGGCAGCACTCCCGCGCTGCTTCTTCGATCAAACCGCGTTGCAGGTAAAGGCGAAAGACAGGTTCGTTTACGGTCGCGTCTCCGAAGTCCAACAGCTCGCCGTCGTCTCGGCTGGAGATGACGCAGCGGTGCGGGGCGAACGGAAGCGGACCCTCGACTATCTGGGGCATAGCGTCCTTTGGTAGGATATGGACATGATTCTGAAGGGAGCAAGGAGAACCTTGGAACGTCAGAAACCTGAACACAGAGAACGTCGGGTGGAGGTTGAGCTAAAAGATGGGCCGCCGTGCCCAGCCTGCGGAGCCGTCGGCGCTCACTACTGCACGGGAGGACAGCGAAACAGCGTGACCTACGTGGGCGTTAGGAAAAGCGCCCCATAGGTCCCACCAGCTCAGGCGCAGGCTTCTTAGGCATCGGCGGGGCTGTACGTCCGTCCCACTGGCGCTCTCTTGGTTGCTGGAAGCTTCGGGCCTTCGGCCTGCTCAAAGGTCTGTGATTGCTCAGATACCTTTTACAATCGACCCCATGATCGTCACGCTTCATCACATCAAAGGAGCCATCGTCTTTGGGTTTCAGCCGATAGCGTCTCGTCTCTCGGATTAGGTTCGTGCAGTTTTCCCCGATCAAGATCAGCGGGTCGTGCTCGCCTTCTTTGTCTCGGTTCTCCAGACGCCGCATGACCTCGAAGACACCGCCCTCTTTGTCGTTGTTCGCCCGCACATTGGGGATACCAGCGCGGTAGTAAGCAGCCTCCACCGTATCTTGCCGCGTGACCCCTTCGATTTCGGTGGCGGTGAGGGAGTGATTGCGGGCCGAGGGGTCGATCAGGGTCAAAACGGGCTTGCCGCTCCCCCAGGCGTTTCGCTTCTCGATGATCCGCTTGGCCGCGTTCTCCGGAATTGCGTCTGATTCCGACAGGTAAAGCTCATCGTAGATCAGCATACGATTGTCTTTGTCGAAGCCCGCGAAGAGGATCGCTGTCGTGTTGTAGCCGGGATCTATTGCCTCGTAGAGTTCCAGGCGCTGCACGTGGTCTCGCCCGGCGTCTGAGCGCAACCACTGGTCGTTTACGCAATGCAGATCCTTGTCGAACATTGGGTAGACGAGGCCCTCAAGGTGCAGAAACTCTCCGTCTTCTCTAGCGCGTCTGCGCAGCTCTGGCAGGTGCGCAAGGCGAAGGTCGATCTCTTTGGGATCTATCGCCGGGTTGTCCCGCACGGAGGCTCGCACGACGATCATGTTGTCGTTCAGCCAGACGTTCTTTTCGACTTCCGGTCCCTTAGCTTCTTCAAACTCATCGAAGGTCCAGCCAAGACCCTCAAGCGGGGTGAAGGTGAAGATCTCGTCCGATCCCTTGGACTCCATGAGGCGTGTCTGGCACTCCTCGCGGATGATCTGGCCCTTCTCCCCGTCTGGCTCCTCGTCGTAGTGAATTCGGTCCCTGGTCACACCGCCGAACTTGGAGCGGTCCTGTTCGTAGCTCATGACCTCGATGAAAGAGCCGTTGCCGAAAGCCAGCCGGTGCTCTCGCTGGGACCAGGCCTCTTCCCACGAGCCGCCCTTGAATTCGAACTTTGGGCACCAGCGCAGGATCGTCTCCTCGATTGCCTTGAGAGGAAGGCCGAAGTCTGGGACCACGATCCGGATGCGACACGGCGGTTCAAAGCGCTTGAAGCGGCACAGGTGGTCCGGCACCGATTCTTTGTCAATGCACTGGATCAGATCGTCTATGACCCCTCCGCTTGTCTTTCCCGAACGAGAGCCACCGAAATAGACCCGTAGGCGGACTTTCGCAGCGTGGAAGGCGTATTGCTTGGAATGCGGCTTGTAGGCCCAGAGGGGATTGGCTTCAAGGGCATCCTGCCATTCCTTGATTTCCCGCTGTGTCGTGGGATCGTCCCAGGAAGCTTGATCTAGAACTTCGATCTGAGGGGTTAGATTCATGATATTATGTCCATAATCAAGCGAAGGGAGAGAACCAAGTGGCTAAGAAGAGGCTAGGGATCAAAGCTTGCGTTGAGGCATTCCTTGAAACAACGATCCACCCGCCGGAGAAAGAGCCGAAGCAGGAATACCGTCGTCGGGAGAACGCCGCTGAAATACGAGGCTTCAACAAAGCTCAAGAGCATTTCAGAGGGCTTCTAGAGCTAAACGGAACCCGCGAGGCAGCGGCTCTGGCATCACGCCGTGCCGAGGGCCAAATCCAACCAACCCGAGTTGGCAAAAGCCTCCTCTGGATGGACTCATGAGACGCCTACTCATCATTCCCGCACTTGCCCTAGCCCTTTTCCCAATCGCCTGCGGCTCAAGCTCTGGGCCCAATCCCTCCGAAGCCCATTGCTGGAGCATCCCCCCGCAATACGGAGGCGGGACGTATTGCTCAGACGAAGAAGCCGGAGGGAATCACGGCTATGTCAACCCAGGATCTATGGAATGGGAAGTGGAATGAGCTTCGTCTTTCCGCCTCTTGTGTAAAGCCGCGTGGCACCATCGGCATAGCCATTCGACCTCTAGGTATTGCTCGTAGTCCGGATGGTGGCCGTGCACGTCTAAGGAAGCGGTCTGCTTGCCACAGCGCGGACACTCGGCAGGCTTCTCAATCTCCCCCGACTGGAGAGCCAGTCTCAGCGCAGTCCGCGCTCGTTCCTTGGCTGGATGCTGCTTGGCTTTCTCCGGATTGCGTTCGCGCCAGCGCCGGTTGTTCTCGGCTTTGCGTTCGCGATTGGCCTTCTGCCATTCGTCGTTCGACAGAACGTTGCACAGTTTGCATTGCGACTGACGTTCATCCCTAGCCGCACAATTCAGGTTGAATTCAGCGAGAGGCTTGTGCTTCCCACAACGACTACAAGCCTTAATCCCCGCCATGCCTACAGTCTACTAAACCGCAGCCCTACCATAGGTTTTTTCAAGCGACTTCAAGATTGCACCTTTGTCTTCTGGCGCGGCTTCTTTGCCAGCGCCAATCCCCGCGCCTAGCTGCTCCAGCTTTTTCAGAGTCCGGTGGGCTTTCTGATTCGGCGTGA